TGACGTTTTGGCTGCCGAAGTCGCAGGATCGCCGCGAATCCATTGCGCTCGCATTCGAGGAATTGGCGACGATCTTTCGCACTGCGCCGCCCGAAAGCGGACTGGATTGATGCCGTATAACAAGAGTTAGACCCCGCATCTGCCGTATAACACCTTACGTGAGCGTTAAACGATCGCCGCAATGACTGCTCAAGTCGCCATCGACATGTTTCCTGACGCCCAGGGCGATCCTGACCGCGCCGGCATCACCGCGCCGGACGCCAAATGGCCGGCCAACCTCGCGGCGATGGTGGACGTGCTGCACGCCACGCTGCGCGATCGCGGCTACGACGATGACGTGGCGCTGGAAGATGCGCAGCGCTGCGCCATCGCGATTGCCGAGTACCAGGGCGGCCGCAATTACTACCTGCCGACGGGCGAACGCCTGAAGGGCTTCGTGCGCGACCGCGCCATCTACCTGGCGAGCAACGGCCGCAACAAGGCCGAGCTTGCGCTACGATTCGAACTGACCGAACGGCGCGTGGAACAGATCGTCGCCGAACAACGTGCTGTTCACCTGCGGCGCATCCAGCCGCAGCTTTTTGATTCACAAAACGGGGAAATGCCATGAAGAAGATGCTTGCCGCGGCGCTGGCCGCGAGTGTGCTTTTCGTGGGCGCAGCGAGTGCCGCGTCTCCTGCTTCCGCATCGAGCGCCGCGCTGCGGGCGTCGGCACCTGATCCGGCGGCCGCCATTGCGCATGCAAAAGCCGTCATGGCTTTGAAGCTGAAAGACCCCGACAGCGCGCGTTACATCGACCTGATCGTCAGGGACAAGGTGGTCTGCGGCTGGGTCAACGCCAAAAATTCGTTCGGAGGCTACGTCGGCTACAAGCCGTTTTTCGTCATGGGCGCCAATGCGGAGATTCGCGACGATGATGACGCAGACCAGATCTTCAACAATCATTACCAGTTCGCGGAAGGCTGGTATAGGTGCCACCCGGAGGCGCGCACGAAGCTCGGCGACGCGCTGGTGAACCTCCCCAATATCAACATCGACCGAAAGTGCGCGAAGCTTAGCAAATTCCTGAATGAAGCGGCCGGCGGAGGCCGCTGCCACGAAGTAGAGGTGAACGCGAAGGCGTGGCTGGCTTCGCACCCTACCGCCGACTGGATCGCCGACGCGTGTTCAAGGGCGTTGCGCGATGACGATTCCTATAACTCTGGAGAAATCTGCGTCGTCGAGCACGAATCCCGTCTATTGTTCGTGTCGGGGCCTCCGACGAGTGGACTTTGAAATGGAAGCCGCGCCATGAAGCGAGCGTGCTAGCATTCCACCCGTTCTAGCCCCGCCACGTGCGGGGCTTTTTGTTGGGCGAAACGTTTCGTCCCCAATCCCTGACGGTCAACCCATAGCCTGACCGAAGCTCGCCGCACCCCTGTCGACGGGCGTTTGCCGGGCGGCGGCCCTCCCTGTCCGCCGCTCGGCATCTTCAGGGAGCCCGGCATGAAAGATCGTTTGACCGCCATTTACGTCCGCCTTTCACGGTCGCTGGAAGGCTTCGGAATGATGGCCGCATGGGCACTCCTGTCGTTGCTGCTTCTGCTGGTGATCGCGGTCGTGTTCAACCCGGCCAAGTTCGGCAGCTACCTCTGGATCGTGTCCAAGCTTTCGTTGGCCGCGGTGCTGGGTTATGGCTTCGACCGTGCGTCCAGCGCTGGCAACCAGCCGGAACAACTTGAAGGTATCGAGCGCGCGATGGCGTTCACACGCCGCGTGACGCTGATGGCGGCCACCATCGTGGCAACGGGGTTGATGCCGTGAATCCGTCCGGTGATGCGGCCCGCAAGTCTTCGGCAGTCGCCGGCGAGTGTCCGCTGTGCGGTCGACCAATGCAGACGCGTGCGTCGACGCAGTCGCCGCCAATCGGACGAGTCAAGCGATATGTGCTGGAAGACCTATTCGGCATCCGGCGCATGAACGGAGGTTTCGTGTGAACGTCACACAAGCCTATCGGCTGCTTGCTTTGAGCCCGATCGATCCGATTCCGCAAAGCTGGCGCTGGCAAAAGGCGCGGTTCATCGCACGCGTGCTGTTGCGGAAGCTGCTGTTGCGCTGCGGCCATCGAGGTGTGCTGTGAGCCGCGGTATTGGCCGCACCATCGGGTTCGGACTACTTGCGAGCGCAATGGTCGTGGTGATCGCGCTGGCGTTCACCCTGCACGCGAATGCGGCACCGACGGTTACGCAGCAGATCGCGGCCGTCGTCGTGCCGGAGGTCAACGCAGTACAACGTCATTACGTGGAACAGGCGGCCGAGGAAGTATGGGGCGTCGATGCGTCGCCCGCGCGCCTCGCCGCGCAGATCCACCAGGAATCGCACTGGCGACCGAAGGCGCGGAGTCCGGTCGGTGCCGAAGGCTGGGCGCAGTTCATGCCATCGACGGCGAAATGGATTGCACGCCAATTTCCCGATCAGCTCGGCCAGTTCGATCCGTGGAATCCGCAGCAGGCCGCCTTGGCGGCGGCGATCTACGATCAATGGCTGCTGGAACGCAACCAGGGTGACACCGTGTGCGCCAGTTGGGCGTTCGCATTGTCCGCTTACAACGGCGGCGAATTCCGGCTGCAGGCCGAGCAGACGCGCGCCGAACGCGCGGGGGCCAATCCGTTGATGTGGTTCGGCCAGGTGGCGGACTATCGCGACCGAAGCATGGCCGCGTGGCGCGAGAACCGCGGTTATGTGCGACAGATCCTGCTGGTGCTGGAACCCGCCTACATCGACGCCGGCTGGGCCGGACAGGCGGTGTGCACATGAAGGACTGGGCCTTCGGGATCGTGCTGGCGGTGCTGCTGGGCTTTTTCTTCTGGCTCGGCTGGGCGGTTTGCGATCGCGCGCATGCGAAGGCTGATCTTGCCGCCACGCAAGCCGCGCTGACGGCATCGCGCAACGACCTGACCGATTACCACGTCGCCTTGCAGAAATCGAGCGCGCAGTTCGAGCGCGACGCGAATGTGCTGCGCGGCATCGCCGAGGACTATGCCAATGGACGTGTTGCGCGGGATCAGTTCTACATCGGTCTGCAGCCGCGGCTGGATTCCTTTCTGGCCAGCCGTCCGGATCTTGCTGCTTGTGACATTGGCCCTGTCGGTTTGCAGCTGTGGAACGACGCCAATCGTGGCGACGCTGCCCAGCCCGGCGACGGTGGAAGCGGAACAGCCGACGCCGAAGGTCGATCCCAGCCTGCTGGTGGAATGTCCGCCGCTGCCGCTGGCCAGCGACAGCCATCTTCCAGCGCTGCAGCGCAACCACACGGAAGTGGCGCACCTGTACAACGACTGCCGCGCCGGCAAGCACGACCTGATCAAGGCGGTGAAAACCACCGAGGCGCAGGAAGCAGCGCGCATGCAGCGCGAACGGGAGGCGGCGAAGAACGTGGAGAAACCGCCCTCGGCAACGTCGTGGTGGCAACGCCTGTTCAAGCGGGGGTCCAGTGAGCAGTGACTTGATGCTGGGCCTGATCCTGGCCGCGATGGGGATCAATTTCGTCGGCCTGATCATCGTGGGGTTGCGCGTGGAGATCCGCGGCGCGCGCAACGAAGGCTACGAGCGACGGCTGGCGGTGCTGGAAGAAACCACGCGCACCGCACCGTCCCATGCCGACTTGAACGCGATCCGTGACCGAATCGCGGGGGTTGCCGGCCAGGTGGCCGGCATGTCGCAAGTGATGACCGCGCAGACCGATCTGCTGCGCAGCATCCAGAACCATCTGCTGGAGCGTGACCGATGAAATCCTTTGCCGAACGCATGCGTGAAGACACGCGGCTGGCCATCCTGCGGCTGCTCAAGGAATCGCGCGGCTACATGCTCAACAGCAGCCAGGTGCACATGGGCCTGTCGATGCTGCACATCCCGTGCACGCGCGCGGAGGTGATCGAGGATCTGCGCTTCCTGGCCGACAACGGCCTGGTGCGCATGGAGCCGATTGCCGACATCAGCGGTCTGTACGGCATCACCATGACCTACGCCGGCAAGGAAGTGGTGGAAGGCGTGCAGACGGTCGTGGGCGTCAGCACGCCGGCGCCGCGGTGAGGTGATCCATGCCACGCAAGAGCAAGGTCGTGCGTCTTCCTGCCGCGCAACGCCGCTTCGTCGAGAAGCTGCTGCGCGACGACAGCCTGACGCTGGATGAAGTGTTCGCGCGGGCGCGCGCGCAGTTTCCGGACATCCAGACCAGCCGCTCTGGGCTCGGCCGCTACAAACAACAGGTCGAGGAACTGGCCGGTCGCATGCGCGACATCCAGGCGGCGGGGACGGCACTGGTCGCGGAGCTGGGCGAGGATCCCAACGATCGCGGCGGTCAGCTGCTGGTGCAGGCGGTAACCACGCTTGCCTCGCACGCCGCGCTGAAGGCCACGGGCGCGCCGGAGGATGAAGAACTCTCCATCAAGGAGATCGCGCAGCTCGCGCGTGCCGCGCGAGCCGTGCTGGAAGCGCGGAAGATGAGCCTGTCCGAACGCCAGCAGATCGCCAGGGATGCACGCGAAGCGCTCCAGCGCGAGCAGGCCGAGCACCTGGCCAGCGTCGCGAAGAAGGCGGGCCTTACGGCCAAGACCGCCGAGACCATCCGCAAAGAGATTCTCGGAATTGCATGACGCGCGCGGCCGCCAAGAAAAAGCTGGCGCTCACGCTCGACGAGCAACTGCGCCGCGACTTGCCCGACACGTCGATGAGCGACGTGCCCGCAGCGCTGCTGCCATATCAGCAGCGCTGGGTTGCGGATAAATCCGACTTCAAGGTCAGCGAAAAGAGCCGTCGAACCGGGCTCACCTGGGCGGAAGCATCGGATGACGTGCTGATCGCCGGCAGCGAGCGCACTGCGGGCGGCCAGAACGTCTACTACATCGGCTACAACATGGACATGGCCATCGAGTACATCGAGGCCTGCGCCATGTGGGCGCGCGTGTTCGACCAGGCGGCCGGCGCCATCGAGGAAGGCGAAGAGCTGTTCAAGCAAGGCGATGACGAAAAATCGATCAAGACCTACACCATCCGGTTCGCGTCGGGCTTCCGCATCGTCGCGTTGTCCAGCCGCCCGGCCAACCTGCGCGGCAAGCAGGGCGTCGTGGTCATCGACGAAGCCGCGTTCCACCAGGATCTCGACGAATTGTTGAAGGCGGCGATCGCGCTGCTGATGTGGGGCGGCAAGGTGCGCGTGATCTCGACGCACAATGGCGCCGACAATCCGTTCAATCAGCTGATCGAAGACATCCGCGCGCTCAAGCGTTCCGGCAGCCTGCATCGCACCACGTTCGATGAAGCCTGTTCGGAGGGCCTGTATCGACGCGTTTGCCTGCGGTTGGGCAAGGAATGGACGCCATCTGCTGAAGCGAAATGGAAAGCCGAGATTCGCAAGACCTACGGCGACGCGGCTGACGAAGAGCTGGACGTCATTCCGTCGCAGGGATCCGGCTCGTGGTTGTCTGGTGTGCTGATCGAAGCGCGCATGGTCTCGGCGCCGGTGTTGCGTTACAGCTGTCCGAAGGGCTTCGAAAGAGAACCCGACGAACATCGCCACGCGGTGATGCAGGCGTGGCTTGAATTCGAAGTCGCGCCCCTGCTCGCACAGCTCGATCCGAAATTGCAAAGCGTGTTGGGCGAGGATTTCGGACGCAGCCAGGACCTCACCGTCATCGCTCCGGCGCAAATCAGTCAGACGCTCACGCGACGCGTGCCGTTTATGGTCGAGCTGCGCAACACGCCGCACAAGCAGCAGACGCAGGTGCTGAACTTCATCTGCGATCGCCTTCCGCTGTTCTCCAAAGCCGCCGTCGACGCGCGCGGCAACGGCAGCGCGGTGGCCGAGTTTCTCGCGCAGAAATACGGGTTCGGTCGCATCGAGCAGGTGATGCTGACCGAGACCTGGTATCGCGAGCAGATGGCGCCACTCAAGGCCGCATTTCAGGACGCAACGATCGAGCTGCCGCGCGACAAGGATGTGGCCAGCGACCTGCGCATGATCAAGCTGATCCGCGGCGTGGCGCGCGTGCCAGACGAACGCGCGACTTCGAGCGATGGCCAGAAACGACACGGCGACGCAGCGATCGCGATTGCACTCATGCATTACGCCAGCCGCAATCTCTCCGCCGAAATTGAGTTCCAGTCCGCAGGGCGTCGCCAATCCCTCGACACGAAAGGTTACGTCGACGCTCTCCACTCGCAGCAGACGTCCAACGGCTGGGGCGGCATTGGCGGCAGCAATGAATTTGGAGGCTTTGGATCATGACCGAGCAGAAAATCGCGAAGCCGAACTTCGATGCGATCGCCACCACGCGCGATGGCCAAGACATCACGCGGCCCTATGTCGACCAGATGCTGCGGCTGCTGCCGCAGGACAGCGTGCTGGAGGTACGCGGCACCGGCGACCTGGAGATCTACCGTGCGGTGCTGACCGACGATCACGTGGGCGCCTGCTTCGCGCAGCGCCGCCTGGCCGTCACCAGCCGCGAGTGGAATGTCGACGCCGGCGGCAACCGCGCCATCGACAAGAAGGCCGCGGACTTCCTGAAGGCGCAGTTGAACGCGATCCGCTTCGACGACATCACCGACAAGATGCTGTACGGCATCTTCTACGGCTACAGCGTGGCCGAATGCCTGTGGGCGCGCGACGGCGCGCAGGTGGTGATCGACCAGATCCGTGTGCGCGATCCGCGCCGTTTCGTGTTCCATCCGGATTTCTCGCTGCGCATGCTGACCGTGCAAAGCATGCTGGAGGGCATTCCGCTGCCCGACCGCAAGTTCTGGACCTACACCGCGGGCGGCCAGCATTCCGACGATCCGTACGGGCTTGGCCTGGCGCACTGGCTGTACTGGCCGGTGCTGTTCAAACGCCGCGGAATCCAGTTCTGGCTGCTCTTCCTGGAAAAGTACGGACAGCCGACGGCCGTCGGGCACTTCCCGACGGGCGCCGACAACGCGCAAAAGCAGACCCTGCTGGATGCGGTGCAGGCCGTGCGCACCGACACCGGCATGATCATTCCCGAGGGCATGCTGATCGACCTGCTGGAAGCCAAGCGCAGCGGCACGGCCGATTACGACACGCTGTGCCAGCGCATGGAAGATTCGATCAGCCGCATCATCCTTGGGCAGGAACTGTCCAGCAAATCGCACAGCACCGGCCTCAACTCCGGCATTGCGCTGATCCAGAACGAAGTGCGCATGGAGGCCGTGAAGGCCGATGCGGACCTCGTGTGCAACAGCTTCAACGTGACGGTCGCGAAATGGCTGACCGAGTGGAACTTTCCCGGCGCGGCCGTCCCGCGCGTGTGGCGTGACGTCAGCGAACCGATGGATCTGGACGCGCTGTCCAAGCGCGACGCGACGCTGGCGTCCATCGGCTTCGTGCCGACACAAGATCGCATCACCGAAACCTACGGGGATGGCTACGTGCAAGGCACGCCCATCAAGCCGGCGGGTGCGACGGATCCCGGCGCGGTGCCTGCGTTCGCCGAAGGCTCACCGGTGTTGCCGGATCCGCCTGCCATTCAATCCATGCGTGCCTCGGCGCAAGTGTCGCCGCTGATGGACGCGTGGATTGCGCAGATCAAGGCGTTGGTGGACAAGTCCGACACGCTCGAACAGGTGCGCGACGGCCTGATGGCGCTGGCGCCCGGCATGTCGCTGGATCAGTACACCTTTGCGATGCAGCAGGCGCTCGCCGCGGCCGCACTTGCGGGGCGTTACGAGATTCTGCAGGAAGCGGGGTCGTGATCAACCACTTCACGCATCCGTTTCGCGGGCGCAGGATCAATGCGTCGGCGACCCGGGCGGACATTGATGCGTGCATGCGGAAGATCCGGCATCGCACCGAAGAACGGGCGCTGGTCCGCGCTGCGCGTTGCGCCGGCAAATACAACGCGCGCGCGTTGCGCGTGTATCGCTGTCCGGCCTGCAATGGCTGGCATCTGACGTCCAAAGTGCGCAATGGCTGACGTCGCCTACGGTTCGCTGCCCTTCGCCGAGCAGATCGCGTTTTTCCGGCGCAAGCTGAATCTGCCCACCAATGCGTGGACCGACATCTGGCAGGAAGCGCACGACCACGCGTTCGTGGTCGCCGGCGTGAACCGCATGGACATGCTGCAGGATTTCCGCGAGGCCGTGGATGCCGCGATCGCCAACGGTGAAACGCTGCAACAGTTCCGCAAGCGCTTCGATGCGATCGTCGCCAAGTACGGCTGGGACTACAACGGCGGCCGCAACTGGCGCAGCCGCGTGATCTACGAAACCAACCTGCGCAGCAGCTATGCGGCGGGACGCTGGGCGCAGCTGCAGCAGATCAAGCAACGCGTGCCGTATTGGGAATACGTGCACGCCGACGGCGAGCTGCATCCGCGCCCGATGCACCTGGCGTGGAACGGGCTGATCCTGTCGGCGGATGATCCCTGGTGGCACACGCACTTTCCGCCGGGCGGCTGGGGCTGCGAGTGCACCGTGCGCGGCCGGAGCATGCTCGACCTGGCCGGCATGGACAAAGCCGGCCCGGACCAGGCGCCACCGATCGACATGCTGCAGGTCACCGTCGGCCAGCGCAGCCCCGGTGGCCCGCGCGTGGTGGAAACGCCGGCCGGCATCGATCCCGGATTCGGCTATGCACCCGGTCGCGACGCGTGGCTGCGCGAGCAGGCCGAGCGCGTCGCCCAGGCGGCCGATGCGCAGGCTTCCGCGCAATGGCAGCCGCTGATCAACGCCACTGCCGAAGATGTCGGGCGTCCCTCGATCGTGCCTGCGGTGCCTGCGCCGGTGCAGCTGGATGCGCCAACCACTTCAGCCATCGAAGTCGAGAACGCCGCGCGCGAGCTGCTGGGCGGTGATGCGCGCGTATTCGACGTGCGCGGACTGCCTGTCGACGTGACGGCCGAAACGCTGGGCAGCGTTACGTCGCCGGCGGATGGCGCCTATCTTCCGCTGCTGATCGATACGCTGGCCGATCCGTACGAGGTGTGGGTGCAGCTCGATCGCGCTACCACAGGGCAAAGCCGCGTGCGCACCACGATATTGAAGCGCTACGTGTTTCCGGATGGCAGCGCGGTGTGGATCCTCGCGCACCAGCAGGACGGCGCCCTGGTCGACTGGCGCGTGCTGGGCGCGGCCGAGACGACCGACGCCATGCACCAACGCAGCGGCATGCTGTGGTGGGGCCAGCCATGAGCGGCGCACGCGTTGAAATCACGGTCGACGACAAGGATGTGCAGGCCGCGCTGCAGCAGGCCGTCGATGCGTTGGGTCCGGATGGCTTGGCGCCCCTGCTTGGCGAGTTGGGCGAATACCTGCTCGGCACCACGCGCGATCGCGCCGCCACGGAAACCGGGCCTGATGGTGAAGCGTGGCCGGCGCTGTCGCCGCGTTACGCGAAGCGCAAGCAACGGCTGCAGCCAGGCAGACACATGCTGGTGTTCGAAAACCACATGTTGGGCGACGGGCTGTCGTGGCAGATCGACGGCGACGCGCTGTACGTCGGCACCAACGCGCCCTACGGCGCGCGCCAGCAATTCGGCGGTGGCGGCATTCCGGCGCGGCCGTGGCTGGGCGTCAGCGACGCCGATGTTGAGGGCATCCAGGAGCGCACGATGAAATTCCTGCGCGAAGTGCTGGGCGGCAGCGAATCCGCGTCGCCCTGAAACCGCGTGTAAGCGCCTGTGAGCCCCTCGGTGGTGTCCTTGCCGGCGGCCGCCCCCCTGTCGGGCACACGCGGCGATTTAAACGCCTTTTAAATGGGGTCTGGGGCGTTGGTGTTGCCTCCGTTTGCGCCGAATGGGCGATTGACCCCCGAATCGGCCGTTTTGGGAGAGCGCCCCGGTCGTCGGCTTTGCACCTGTCCGTGGCGCGCCAGGACAACCGGGGCACAGGCATGATCGCGAATCCTTCTGGACGCCGATATCGGTGAACCCCTCGGCGTCGTGTAGGCGTTCGCCGACATGTGGGCGATCGATGATCGTCAGCATCGGTTGGTGCTACTCTTTCCGCTCGCGCGTCGAGCATCGCTCCGCGCATCGCCACCGGCGAAACGTTTCGCTCCCACGCCGGGGCGCCATCTCCCGACACTTCACCCCTACTGCGATTGACGGTGTTTGCCGTTACCAGCCGGGACGTGTCGTGTGAATCAGCCTTCGCTGTCTGACATCCATATTTTCCGCGCCGGGCGGCACACCGCCAATTCCGGCGTCACCCTGGATTTCTCCGACGCGCAGCTGCTCGATGCCGCCGCCGTCTACGATCCGGGCGTGCACGAAGCCCCGCTGGTGGTGGGGCATCCGCAAGTCAACGCACCTGCCTACGGTTGGGTGTCAGGGTTGTCCTACGCCGACGAGGGGCTTTCCGCGCATCCGGCGCAGGTCGATCCCGAGTTTGCGGAAATGGTCCGCAATGGCCGTTTCAAGAAGGTTTCCGCCAGCTTCTACCTGCCGGATGCGCCGGCCAATCCCAAGCCGGGCCACCTGTATTTGCGCCATGTCGGCTTCCTGGGCGCCGCGGCGCCGGCGGTGAAGGGCCTGAAGCAGGCCGAGTTTTCCGCCGACGACCAGGGCATCGTCGAAGTCGAGTTCGCCGAACGCGCCAGCGATGTCGAAGACCGCCTGTGGCAGAAGTTCATGGGCTGGCTGGGCGCACGCATCGATCGCGATTCGCAGGTGGCGTTCGCCGAGCTGTCCACGGCTGCGTGGACGGGCGACGCCAGCAAGTACAAAGACGCCGCCGCGTACTGCGCAGCCTGCCTGGTCGACACCAACGAAGCGGGCAAGCCGAAGGTACAGGCGATGTGCCATCTGCCCGTGCGCGAACCGGGCGGTGCGCTGAATCGCCATGCGCTCATGGCTGCGCAAGGTGCGCTGGTCGGCGCACGCGGTGGCGTGCAGCTGCCCGAGAACATCAAGCGTGCGGCCGCGAAAAAGCTGGTGGGCCTGATGAAGGACAACAGTATCGCGCCGGCCGCTTCCCTGGCCAAGTTGGCCGATTTTTCCGAAACCCCGCACGAGGAAACCGTCGTGGAAAAGACCACCGAACAGTTGCAGGCCGAATTCGCCGAGCGCGAAACCCAGTTAAAGGCGCGCGAGACGGCCCTGGCCGCGGCCGAAAAGAAGGCGCGCGACCAAAGCTGCACCGACTTCGTCGAGAAGCTGGTGACCGACGGCAAGGTTCTGCCGCGTGACAAGGCTGGCCTCACCGCGCTGCTCGCGAGTTTCGCGACCGGTGCGCAGGTCGAGTTCGCCGAGGAAGGCGCCCAGGTGAAGAAGCCGTCCGCCGATTTCCTGCGCGGCTTCCTGGAACACCTGCCGCCTGCGGTCGACTACACCGAGCGTGCCGAAGCCGGGCAGGACGTCGTCAACGTCGTCAACTTCACCGCACCCACGGGCACCGCGGTGGATCCGGCCGGCGCGAAGTTGCACGCCAAGGCACTGGCCTACCAGGCGGCCCACAAGGACGTCAGCTACATCGACGCCGCGCGCGCGGTCGGCGGCTGACACCGGCGACGCGCAGCGGTTGAAACGCACCCCAACACACCGAGGAACCTTCCATGTCCCAGAACCATTCGCTTATGGCCCTTTCGGTCGTCGCGGCCGTCGCGATCACCGCGGGCACCTTCGTCACCTCGCAAGGCGCGGTTGCCACTGCCGCCGGGAATGCCTTCGGCGTCGCGCGCAGCGACGGCGCGGTCGGCGATGTGGTGCCCGTGGACGTGCTGGGCACGGCCATCGTCACGGCCAGCGCGGCGATCGCCGCAGGCGCATCGCTGGATGTTGCGGCCGGTGGCCAGGCTGTCACGCATGCGGCCGGCAAGGTGGTCGCGGTGGCGCTGGAAGCGGCGGCGGCGGCCGGCGACGACATCGAAGTGTTCCTGATTCCCAACGGCTGACGCGTACTCGCGTCTTTTCCCACGCAGTACTCGACACCTGACACTTATCCGGAGTAACGCACATGGCACCCCAGCTGACCCCGTCCCAAGCCCGAATCATTGATCCGGTCCTTTCTACCCATGCGCTGGGTTACCGTCAGCCCAACCTGATCGCGCGGCAGCTGTTTCCGCTGGCGCCGGTCGCGATGTACGGCGGCCAGGTGATCGAGTTCGGCAAGGAGGCGTTCAAGCTGTACGGTTCCAAGCGCGCCCCCGGCACCGAAACCAAGCGTATCCGCTTCGGCTACCAGGGCAAGCCCTACGCCATCGTGCCGTCCGCGCTGGAAGCGGCGGTTCCGCGTGAGCTGATGCAGGATGCCCGCGTGGTTCCGGGCATCGACCTCGGCGTGCGCGCGGTCAACACCGTGTTGCGGAGCCTCAATCTGGAGCACGAGTACAACTGCGCGCAGCTGGCGCGTGGCGCGTCGAACTACGACAGCAACCACAAGCTGGCTCTTTCCGGCACGTCCACCTGGACGGGCGCGGCCTCCGACCCGGTGGCGGACGTCACCGCAGGCCGCGAGGCGATCCGCGCCAGCACGGGTGTCTACCCGAACACGATCGAGATCTCTGCGACGGCTTTCTCCGCGCTGCAGAGCAACGCGAAGATCCTCGACCGCATCAAATACACCGGCCGCGATTCGGTGACCACGGCGATCCTGGCCAACCTGTTCCAGATCCAGAACGTGCTGATCGGCGAGGCGATGGTGGCCGATGCCAGCGACGCCTTCGGCGACGTATGGGGCGACGACGTGATCCTGGCCAACACCAACGTCAGCGCCAACCCGAACGTCGAGGAACCGAGCTTCGCGTACACCTACGTGATGCAGGGCCATCCGTTCGTCGAGAAGCCCTACTGGTCCGATGGTTCGAAGAGCTGGATCTACGGCGTCAGCTTCGACAACCAGCCGGTGCTGTCGGGCATCACCTCCGGCTTCCTGATCACCGGCGCCGGCACCGCGCAGTAACCGAACACCCAGGCGCGCGTAGCGCAGTGGTTGCGAACGCCGGCTGGCTGGCGTGACGGCCCGGAGAGACGAGCATTGAATTCCTGATGCCGCATGTCGCGGCACGCGCACGGAGAACACCATGAAGCACATCGTTATCGGTCAGATGAAGCACGACGGCAAGCTGCTGAAGATCGGCAGCCAGATCGAGCTGGACGAAGCCAAGGGTGCGCGCTTGGCGCGCGACGGTTTCGTGGTGCCGACCAAGGTCGACGTTCCGGCCGCCGAAGATGCGGGCGACGACAAGAAGGCAGCGAAGTAATCCCATATGTACGTGCAGCCCTCCGATCTTGCGGAACGACCGGGCCCGACCGAGCTGGCGCAGGTCGCCACGCCCGAGCGCGATCCGATCGTCGCCGCGGATCTGATGGATGCCGTGCTGCGCGGCAGTGACACCAGCGCCTGGCAACCGGCCGACGTCGACGTCGCCAATGCCGCGCTCGCGCGCATCAATGCGGCGATCGCCAATGCCGACGCAACCATCGACGGTTACCTGGGCGGCCGCGTCACGCTGCCAGTGGACGTTACGCAGTTTCCCATCGTCACGGTGTGGGCGACGGCCATCGTGCGCTATCTGCTGCACAAGGATCGCCGCAGCCTGGCGACTGACGATCCGATCGTGCGCGACTACAAGGATGCGCTGCAGTTTCTTGGGCTGACGCGCGACGGCAAGTTCAGCCTGGGCGCGAACGACCCCACGCCGGAGGGCGGCCTTCCGCAAGTGCAAAGCAAACCGGCCGTGTTCGATCGCGACTGCGGCGTGCTCCCGGATTTCTACGGCAACCTGTGAGGTGAGCCATGTTCGATTTCACGCTCGGCGTCGCATTCGGTTATGGCTCGGCGCCGCTATTCAAGAAATACGTGTGGCCGAAGCTTCAGCCGAAGCTGGCCGCGCTGTGGTCGAAGGTAGTGTGATGCATGTTGGCATCGCCCTTCGATGTGCAGCCGGTCATCGCGCGCATTGCGACGCTGGTACCGGCGCCCACGCTGCGCCAGGTGCAGGGCGCCGCGGCGTATGCATCGGTGCAGCAACTGGCGAACTTCGCACCGCCGTGCGCGTACGTGATTCTGGCGCGCGAGAAAGCGCGTCCGCATCCGGCGGGCAACGGCATGCCGAACGTCCAGCAGCGCATGGTGCAGCAGGTCGACGTGACCTTCGGCGTCATGGTGGCCGTGCAGAACTTCCGCGAGCAGCTGGGCGCGCAATCGCAGGATTCGCTGCTGTCGGTGCTCGGCGCCGTGCGCGGCGCGCTGCTCGGCTGGGTTCCGCCTGGCGCTTCGCAACCCATCAGCCTGCAGCAGGGTAACTTGCTGCAGTACGACGCCGGCCGCTCGCTGTGGGCCGACGTGTTTCAAACCAACCACGTGATCGGAGTCGACCCATGAGTGACAAGCAGAAAACCACCAAGGTGAAACTGGCCAAGGCCCATACGCATGCGGGCAAGCCGTACAAGGTCGGCGATTCGATCGAGGTGAACGATGCCGACCTGAAGTGGCTGCGCGATCACGACCTGGTCGACGACGGCTCGGCAGGCCCGGCGCTGTCGGTCGTGAAGAACGATCCGCCCAAGGCGTGACGCACGCGGGCGCACCGCACTGACCCCTTTCCCGAACAGGAACCGCAGCAATGTCGCAAATCAAAGATTTCAGTTTCCAGGGCAAGATCTGGCTTGGCACGCGGACCTCGGCGGGCAAGGCCGGTGCATTGACCCAGGTGGGTGACGCGCCCGCCCTGCAGCTCAAGCTCACCGCGGCGCGCGACAACCGCACCGAAAGCATGGATGGCCAGCGCGTGCAGTCGGCCACCGTGCAGAAGTCGAAGGAAGCGGCGCTGTCAATGACGCTGAACTATTTCGGCAGCAAGCAGCTGGCGCTGGGCCTGTACGGCAACGTCAACACCATCGCCGCGGGCACGTTCACGGCCGAATCGTTGCCGACAGGTCTTGTGGCGGGCGACGGATTCATCCTGGACAACTCCAACGTGTCGGATGTCGTGATCACCGACAGCGCCGTCGGCCCGGCGACGCTGACGCCAAACACCGACTACGAAATGGAGCCTTCCGGCTCCGGCATCGGAACCCTCCTCAACGCCGGCGCCTACACGCAGCCGTTCAAGGCTGCGGGCAGCATGGCCGCGCGAGTGGACCTGGCGATGTTCTCGGCGCCCATTCCGTCGCGCTACCTGATCCTGGATGGTCTCAACACCACCCTGGGCGACGACTATGGCAAGCGCATCCTGGTGCGCCTGTACCAGTGCGTGTTCGACCCGGTGGGACAGCTGGACTTCATCAGCGACACGTTCGGCCAGTTGCAGCTGACGGGCACCGTGCTGTACGACGCGTTGAATGCGGCCGACCCCCTGCTCGGCGGCTTCGGCAAGCTCGAACTGCCCGACGAGAGCGCCTGATCGGCGCGTTGATTCGACGATGCGGCCGCCGCGCGCGGCCGCATCGGTTCCACCGCTTCAATCCGCTGCGCGCAACGCCTGCGGAAACATCATTAGAAGAGGCTTTTCATGGCCCGCAAACGCACCATCAGCATGTTCGACCGCGCCGATCTGCGCGAAGCGATGCTCGCGCACAGCACCGGTTCTGGCGTCATTCTCCGGATGCTCGAACAGCAGCATCAATTACCTCGGTGTATTCCGCCAAACGGTCTTGAATCGCGTGGTGGAATGGCGAAGGTGTTTGCGCGGACGGGTGGTCAGCCAGCTCGTCGATCCATTCTGGGCTGGCTGCGCGGAAGCTTTGTTGCAGCCGAATCGGATCGGGGTGTGTCGCGATGAGCAGCATCACCATCCAGTTTGTCGCGCGGCATTCCCCTGCTACGCGGTGCAGCATTTCGTGCGTATCCATCACATCTCCCCGAGGCAACGATGGCCCGTAAATATACCAAGCCGGTGCCGGCGCCCAAGCCGGACGACGGCTCGAAAGACCTGGGCATCCTGAACCCTGACATCACGCTGGAGCTTGCCGGCCGCACGGTCACGGTGCGCGAACCGCGTTTCGTGCAGGGGCTGCGCATTCGTGCCAAGGCGCATGAACTGACGCGCGACCTGACCGCCAGCATCAAAAGCGGCGAAGGTTTCACCGACGATGTGCTGGACGTGTTGGCCAAGCACGACGAGCTGGCGCGCGAGCTGGTGTGCGAGGTGACCGAAGGCGCGGATGTCGACTGGATCGAAGGCTTGTCCGATGCCGACGGCGAAAAGCTTCTCTTGGCCTGGTGGACGTGTTGCGGGCCTTTTTTCGTCCGCCAGATCGCGCGCCGCCTGGCCGACGAGATACGCATGCAGGCGCTGGTGGATTCCGCTACTGCTGGGGCGACATCCTCAACACCCTCGCCGGCGCCGGACACGGAGCCGCCGACGAGCTTGGCCAGCGCTACACCGAGCGTCAACTGATGCTGCTGCACGACGCTGAACAGCGACGCCGCCGGCGCTTCAAGGCCGATCTGATCGAGGCCGTGGCCACCGGCTATGCCGGTTGCAAGAGTAAGGAAAGCGGCAGCGCCGCGGAGCGATTGGTCGAGGCACTCCGGAAGTAATCACATGGCCGGTTCCGACAATCTCAACCTCGCGCTCAAGATCACCGCCGACGCCAAACAGGCGCAAGCGGCGCTCCAGGAGACGCAAGCCCAAATAAAGGGCGTCGAACAGGCCGCCGGCGGCGCGACCAATAGCGCGCAGCGTTACACGCAGCAGATGAGCGCGCTGACGAAGACCAATCAGCAGACCGCGCAGCAGGCGAAAAACACTGCCGACGCGCTGGCGTTGATGTCGCAGATCGACCCCACCGCGGGCAAGCTGGCGAAACTGGATGCGCTGGAAGCGTCGCTCAAGAGGCTGAAGAGCGCGATGGACCCGGAGGATTTCGCGCGCATGGGCGAAATCCTGGCCGGCCAACGTGCGACGTTGACCGGCGTCGGCAAAGATCTTGAAACCGTCGGCAAATCCGCGCTGAACGCACGCACCCAGTATTCGGCGTTCGCGCTTATTTCGGATGCGGCGACCGGTCAATTCTCGCGTTCGAAACGCGAACTCGGGGCGCTCGCCAACGAAACCGGCATCCTGGGCAGCCTGCTGAACCCGGTCGGATTGGCGATTGGCGCCGTGACGCTGGCGCTCGCAGGTTTGGCGGCCGCGTTTGTTTCAGCCGAGCGCGAAAACTCGAAGTTCAATGACACGATCACGCAAACCGGTGGTTACGTAGGCACCACCGCGGAAGGGCTGCGTGAGATGTCCGCGTCGTTGCAGGCGTCGGGCGCGAGCGCGCGCTCGGCCGACCAGGCGGTGCTCGCAGTGGCCGCTACCGGACGATTCACGGGCGATCAGATTCGTCAGGTCGCGCAGGCCGTCGAAAACATGGCGCGCGCGACCGGCATGTCGCTGAAGGATGCGACCAAGCAGGCCCTCCATCTCGCAGAGGACCCCATCAGTGGTCTGGAAACCCTGCAAAGCACCATGCACATGGTGTCGATCGAAGCGCTCGACCAGGCGCGCGCCTACGTGGATGTTGGCGACAAGGCTGACGCGGCACAGATCGCCATCAACGAATACGGGCGCATCGCGCAGACCGTCCTGCAGCAGCACGAGCAGGACCTCGGCACCGTGCGCACCTTCTGGCAGGATTTGAAAACGGCCATCTCCAACGCGGCATCGGAAGTGGTGGACTTCGGCGACAAGGCACAGCATGCCGCGCAACTTGCGGCCGCGCGTGCGGTCCTGGAACAGAACATTGCTTCCGGCAACGTGCAGCGCGACGAATCGGGCGCACTGTCGTTGACCGCGCAGGGACAAGCGCTTGCGGCGATTGGCCAAAGCGAAGGCGCCAACGTGTTCGGCGGGTCGCTGTCGCAGCGTCTGGCAGGCGCTGCCGAAGCGTACAAACAGCTCAACGGCGCTGCAGAAGACGCGGCCCAGGCCAGCGCGAAAACCGCCGCCAAGCAGCAGCAGATTGCGGAAGCCGGGGACGCAGCCAGCCAGAGCATCCAGAAGCTCGCGAAGGGCTACGACAAGGCCGCAGACCGCGCCGCCGCAGTGGCCAAGGTCACTGAAACCCTGAACAAGTTGATGCTGGCCAATCGGGATTTGCCCAAAGGCGTCCTGGCAACGCCAGCGGGCGTCGATCAATTCACGTATTCGGGCAAAGGCTTCGATTATCTCGTCAACAAGGAACTCGGCGCTTCAGCGCGCGGACCGAAGGGCCCCAATCTCGACAAGCTGCAAGCCAACGCCAACCTCGCGGCCATCCAGGACTCGCTGACCGCGATCCAGAACGCCTACCAGAACGCCGACAAGCAACTGGCGGCACTGCGCAAGAGTGACCTGCTCAACGACACGGCGTATTACAACGCGTTGCGCACCAATCTCGATGATTACGTCGCTGATCGCACCGCAGCGCTGGAAAAAGAAAAGGCGCAGGTGCTGGCCGACGCGAAAACGGCGGCCGAGCGCATCACGGCCAAGAAAAAGGCCGATCAGATCGATCAGCAGATCAGCGACCTGCAGCAGGAGCGTGCGACGAAGCGCATGCAGATCGACGCCGACGAAAAAGCATCCATCGAAAAAACCGCGCAGGCGTGGCTCGATCTGCAGGCAAGCCTTGGCCGGCCCGTGGACGTGGACACCGCCAAGGCAATGAAGAAGCTGAAGGACCTCTACGACCTGCTGGAAAAGTTGAAGGATGAAGGCAAAGCACCGAGCGCTGACGAGGTCGACAGCATGGTCGGCGCCGCCCTGGCGACAGGCGTCCAGAAATCGCCGCGCTTGCGCAGCCTGCGCAACATTCCCGGCGAGAACAAACGCGACAACCCGCTGGCGCTGGTCGACCAGGATCGCCAGAACGAAAACGTCGCCTACGCGCAGCAGCAGGCGCAGCTGGCGGCGAACTATGCCGCCGCGCAGAAGGCATATCAAGACAACAACGACAAGCTGTTGCAGCTGCAACAGCAGTACCAGAAAGAAAGCGAGATGTACGCCAACCAGCACAAGGATGCAATGGCGCAGATCACGCAGGCCGAATATTGGGGACGGTTGCAGGTGGCCAGCGACCTTTTGGGACAGTTGGCCCAGCTGTCGAACAGCCAGAACAAAAAGGTTGCGGCCGTCGGCAAGGCCGCCGCAATCACGCAGGCGATGATCAATACGTACGCGAGCGCGGTGGCCGCGTACAAGGCCGGCGTCTCGGTGGGCGGCCCGGCAGCCCCGGCCATCGGTGCGGCGTATGCCGCCGTCGCGATTGCCGCGGGTCTGGCCAACGTGGCGCAGATCCGCGCGCAGAGCACGGGCGGCTATTCCCGTGGTGGTTACACAGGCGATGCGCCCGTTACACAGGCGGTCGGCGTCGTGCATGGCCGCGAAGGCGTCTTGTCCGCGTCGGAAGTGCAAGCGATCGGCGGCGAAGCGGGCTTCAATGCGTTGCGTCGCGCCATCGGCGTCGGCTACGCCGACGGCGGTTACGTGTCGCCGTTCGCCAATGTGCCGTCGCCGCAGGAGGTTGGCTTCAACGTGCGTTCAATGCCGCGTGTGTCGATGCAGGCGATGGCCGCACGGCACGCTGCGCAGCGACCGCAGGACATCAAGGTGGTGGCCGTGTGGGACCGCGAGCAGGCGGCGCATGAGGTGATGAATAGCCATACCGGCCAAAAGGTGATCGTCGTGACGGTGGGCAACAACCCGCGCGCCATCCAGGGCAAGTGGAGCGCAGGCTGATGGGTTACGCCGTCGGCCAGCCGATCGTGTGGCCATGCCCGCCGGATTGGGCCAATCCGGTGAACGAAACGCTGTCGTGGCTTACCGACGTGATGCAGTCGTCGGCGACGGCCGCGCAACAGGTTCGACAGCTACTCGATGCGCCGCGCCGCGCGTTTGCCTGGCAATCGTCGATCGACAACGACGAGCGCCGCATTGTCGATGCGATTCGCCGGCAGATCGGCGTGGGCCAGTTCCTGCTACCGATCTATCCCGACGTGCAGTGGCTTTCCGCGCCGCTCGCGGTCGGTTCGGCTGGCATCGACTGCGATACCGCCAACTTCGACTTCGTCGCCGGCGGCAAGGCGCTGCTGTGGCGCGACGTGCAGAACTGGGAGCTGGCGACGATAGACAGCATCGCCGATGGCAGCCTGGCGTTCACGGGCGCAACGGCGAACGCGTGGGGTGCGGGCGATCGCATCTACCCCGTGCGCAAGGCGCGCTTGACGCAGCCACCGCAGGAAACGCAGGGCAGCGATGAGATTTCCACGCTGCAGCTGCAGGCACTGATCGACGAGCCATGCGACTGGCCCGCGGCATGGCCCAGCGCAACCGTGTATCGCGGCGTGCCGGTGATGGATTGGCGCGGCGACGAGAGCACCGACCCGACCGACGAATACGATCGCGTCAGCGGCACCGTCGATGCGACCACTGGGCCGATCTGGTACTACGACCAGCCCGCGATGCCGTTCCGCGCGCAGGCGCAGTTTTTCAAAGCGCAGTCACGGGCCGATTACGGCATGTTGAAGGCGCTTTTGTACCAGCTGGCCGGCCGCGTCGCGCAATGCTGGGTGCCGGACTGGCAGAACAGCGTGCGCATGTCTGCGCCGATCGACGCTGCAAGCACCAACCTGACCGTCGCGCGGCAAGGCTATACGGTGTTCGACTTCGTGCAGGTGAATCGGCGCGACCTGCGCATCGAGCTGTACGACGGCACGGTGTTTTACCGGCGCATCACCGGTAGCGCGGACGCCACCGATCACGAAGTGCTGCAGCTCGACAGCGCGCTGGGCGAGTCCGTGGATCCATCGAAGGTGCGCCAGATCAACCTCATGAGCGTGGCGGCGCAGGCGAGCGACACGGTGCAACTGCAGTACGACGCGGACGCTGCGACGGGCGCGACCACCACGATCAACTGGCAGGCGCTGGCCAATGACGTTTGAAGCCTACGAAACCAGCGCGCGCGGCGGCAAGCCAACGCACCTGTTCCTGTTCGGCCGCCAGTCGAAGGCGTGGCGATTCATCGCGTGCGATCGCGACCAGGTGCGCGGCGGCCAGACGTACACCGCGTGCGCGATCAGCCGCACCGCCATCAAGCAGAGCGCGGAGAGCCAGCAGAACACCGTCACGATCACGCTACCGTATTCCCTCAACCCGAACGCGGCCGAGCTGCCACCCACGCAGGATTTCGGCAACAACTGGTTGCCGTTCGTGCCGAGCGATCCGATCAGCGTGTCGTGCATGGCTACGCACCTGGACGATCCCGACCAGGAAGTGGTCGTGGAATGGCTGGGCTTCGTGCAACAGCCCAAGTTCGATGATGCCACGCAGACGCTGGCGCTCACCTGCGTGCCTCCGGGCCAGATCGGCAAGGCGATGTACCAGGGCGCGAAGTTCCAGGTGGCGTGCTGGAAGACGCCCTATTCGACCGGGTTGCGCGGTTGCAACCTGGTCTCGGCCGATTTCGAGATCGCTGCGACGCTGACGGCTGTCGACGGCTTGAACCTGACGGCCGATGCGTTTGGCACCGCACCGTTCAACCTCGCCGGCGGCGACATCTGGTGGACCGATGCAGCGAGCGGCCTCGTCATCCGGCGCCCGATCTGGGCGCATACCGGTACAACGATCACGCTGCTGTACGGCGCGGCCGATCTTGCCGTCGGCCTCAACGTCACGGTGCGACCGACGTGTCCCGGCACATGGGCCGCGTGCACCGCGCGCAACAACACCATCAATTACGGCGGCGCCATCTACAAGCCGGTGCAGAACCCCTACGACGGACAAAGCATGTCATGGGGCTGAAGAAGAAAATCGCGCGCCTGCGCTACGTCTACGGCTGGCGCCTGCGCTACTGGTGGCTGGACACGCGCGACGGCTTGGTCACGCGCATCGCGCTGGCCGCTGTGGCGCTGACCGGCGTCATGGGCTGGTCAGTGTATGCCGTCGTCGAAATGCTTCGCCCCGCGCCAGCGGGCCAGCCGAAGGAAAGCATCATCTGGTTCGTGGTGTACCTGATCGTCGCGTTGCTGGTTGCCGCGATCGCGATCGCGTCGATGCCCAAGCAAAAAGGCCCGCAGCCGACGGCGGCCGACACGCCGACGACGACGGACGGTCAACAGGTGGTCGATTTGTTCGGCACCGGCTGGACCGACGACAGCTTCATCCTGGCATGGAAGCAGATGGGGACTGAAGCCATCCAGAGCGACGGCGGCAAGAAATGATCGTGACCACCCGCCACCTGTTCACCATCCGCGGTTTCAGCAAGCGCCGCGGGTTTTGTCGCGGCGGCGCGCGCACCTGGTTTCGTGCGCACGGCCTCGACTGGACCGATTTCGTGAAGCACGGGATCGAGGCCGAAAAGCTGGAGGCCACCGGCGATGCGCTGGCGCTTGCGTTGGTGAGATGGGCGCGCGAGTGCGAAGAAAAGGGGGCATGCTGACATGGGCGGCAAGAGCAGCAAGACCACTGTCGGTTATTGGTACCACCCGGCCTTCCACATGGGTCTCGGCTACGGCCCCGCCGACGCACTGCTGGAGATCCGTGGCGGCGACAAGACGGCGTGGTCAGGCGAGCTGACCGCCAGCGGCACCATCACCGTCAACGCGCCGAACCTATGGGGCGGCGAGAAAGACCAGGGCGGCATGGCCGGTGACATGGACATCATGTTCGGCGAAGCGACCCAGCAGCCGAATGCGTACCTGACGGCGACCTTCGGCGATCAGCAGCCAGCATGGCGCGGCTTCATGACCGCGGCGTGGAAGGGCGGCCGCTACGGCGCCATGAATCCCTACCCGCAAAAGATCAGCTACAAGTGGCGGAAAATTACGAAGGGTTGGGATGACAACAACTGCTGGTACCCGGAGAAAGCGCCGGTCGCGATGAGCGATGCGCGCGCGCCCGTTGCAGGCAATTGGCCGTGGCCGGACTGGAACACCGGCTATTTTCTGGTCGGCACTTCCAAGCATCTTGACGGCCCCTATTCCGCGCTCGCCGGCTGGTGGCAGGGCTACGTCGATTCGATTCGCCTGCGTCGGGGCGCATATTACGCAGCCATGCAGTATCAAGCGCCCACGACTGCCTTCGCGCGCGACAGCAGCACGGTGATGCTGCTGAACATGGATGGCCCAGACGGGTCCACCGATTTTTCAGACGATTGCGGCCACGCCGTCACCGCCTTCAACGGTGCGCATATCACTACCGACAAATCGATGTTCGGAGGTTCCTCGGCGTACTTCGATGGCGTCGACGATTACCTGGATATCCAGATGGGCGCCGATGAATCGCTGGGAAGCATCCCGTGGACGATGGACGCATGGGTATGGCTGGAATCCACCAGCAGTTCAGGGTTCGGGCGATCGCTTTTCGGCTACGGCGACAAGAACATCACGGGACATGAAACCGAGTGGTCGGTCGTCGGCACCGCATGGCGCTATGTGCAGCAGCAGGACATCAATGTACTTCAACCGCAGGTGCTTGAAACCATCGACTCGCCCGCGCTTGGGCGGTGGGCCTTCGTTTCCCTGTGCTGGGATGGTGCGCGCTACTGGATGCATCAGGATGGCCAACTGTTGACGACCGACGCTGGTGCGGGGCTCGTCGGCATGAATCCTGCGCACATCCTGTACTACGCGCGCACCCAGCAACATATGGGCCGCGAACCCACGGCCAACATGAACGATGCCAGCTTCAAGGCGGCTGCCGATTGGTTTTCGTCGCAGGGCTTCGGGCTTTGCACGAACTACGATGCGTCGCAGGAGACGATCGACGCCTTCATCGCGCGCATCGAAAAGGTGGCCGGTTGCAGCATGACGCGCAGCCCCGCCGATGGCCTCTGGTATCTCGACATCGCGAATGGTCAGTACGACATCAACGCGCTGCCGGTTCTTACCGACGATGACATTCTTGCGTTCACCATGCAACCGGCGACGCTCGACAGCGCCGTCAACAGCGTCAGCGTGCAATTTTTCGATCCGCAGCAGAAGACCACGGTTTCGACGCGCCCCGTGGAAGCTCTGGCACTGGTGAGTGCCTACGGCCGCAGCCACCAGGACACGAGCTCTCCAGAGATCCCCACAAGTGATCTCGCATTGCGCGTTGCACAACGCGATCTGCAATCGACGGCGACACCCACGCACGGCTTCGAAATCACCGCCACACGCGTGGCACACGCGTGGCGAAAAGGCACCTATTTCAGAATGGAGGCGCCCAAGCATGGCATCGCGGACATGGTGTGCATCGTCGGCGATCCCGATAGCGGCACGCTCACCAGCGGCGCCATCAAGCTCACTGCCGTCGAAGACATCTACAGCTTGCCCCTTTCCAGTTTCATGGGGCAAGAGCCAGGTGTAGACACGCGCCCCTCGCAAATCCCGCTCGGAATCCTCTACCAGACGGCGTTCGAGGCACCTTATTTCGAAGTTGTGCGCAGTCTTTCGCGTGCCGACCTTGGCGCGCTTCCGGACGACGCGGGCTACCTGATGACGGCGGCGATCGATCCGGCCACAAGCCGCGATTACACCGTCACAGTCTCCACCGACGGCGGCGCAAGCTATGCCGGCACTGCAACCGCGCCTTGGTGCCCCGCCGCGCTGATCGCTGAGAGCGATACGCTCACGGGCGTACTGGTGACCGACTTCACGCTCGTCGAAGGAACTTTGCTCGACCGCGTGACAGTTGGTTCGGCCGCGTTGTGGGATGACGAAATTGTGCGCGTGGATGCCATCGACGCAGACGCCGGCACGATCACGCTCGGACGCGGTTGCGCTGACACAGTGCCCGTCGCACACGCCGCCAGCAGCCGCATCTGGTTTTTCGACGGCTTCGACGGCACGGACGGCGCGGAATACACGGCTGGCGAAACCATCGATGCCAAGTTGCTGACAAATATGGGTAGCACGCAGCTCGATCCATCGTTGGCAACGGCATTGGAGGTTACATTCGCCCAGCGACAATACCGGCCGTACCCCCCTGCCGATGTGCAGGTCAATGGCGTTGCTTATCCCGCCTCTGTGACGGGAGACCTGGTGTTCACGTGGGCACACCGCGATCGTATCCTTGAGGCCGATCAACTGATCGACACGACGCAGGCGGATGTTGGGCCGGAAGCCGGGACGACCTACAATCTGCGCATCTATAACCAGGCCGACGCGCTTCTGCATTCCGAGACCGGCATGGCCGGGACAACCTTCACCTTCACAAATGACGCGGAACGCGGCGGATCGGACGATCCTTATTGGAGCTATGTGACGGCGCTCCTGCATTTTGATGGCACCGACGGAAGCAAAGTCTTCAAGGATGAGATCGCCGGGAATACTTGGGCGGTGGTCGGCACGTCATCCATCAAGACGGCACAGTCGAAGTTCGGAGGAGCGAGTCTCGGCTGTCTCGCGTCAGGAGGGGCCGACTGCCCCCACAACGCCGGTCTCAATATTACGTCTGGCGACTTTACTCTTGAGTGTTGGTGCTATCCGACCTCAGCTCCCAGCGGGCAGGGCCTGCTAACGACGGTTTATCCCGGCAGCGGCAACATTCAATACGCTCTTCACTTTGCGAGCTCGACGACGCTGGGCGCTAATTCGGGCACATTGACCTATCCTGCCTTTGGCTACTACAACAGCGCTTGGCACGGGCTGATATCGCCCAACCCGATCACTGTGGGGGCATGGTCGCATATTGCGGTGTCGCGCAACGGCGACGTGTTCACGCTGTACGTCAACGGCACAATGATGGCGTCTGCGACCATCGTAGGCGATCTGCCCGCCACAACGCAGGATGTGCGCATCGGCACGCGCTGGGACAGTACAGTTTCGCCGTCATCTTTCCCCGGCTACATCGACGATCTGCGCATCACCAAGGGCGTAGGTCGTTATACCGCGAGTTTCATGCTACCCAATGCTGCCTTTCCCAATGCGAGTTTTGGCCTTCTGAATGGCAGCTTGCGCATTGAGCTTGAAAGTGAGCGCGACGCATTGATAAGCGCGCAGCACCACGGCTTTCTGCTGCTCCGGTCGGGCTACGGCTTCAACTACGGCATGTTCTACGGAGGTACACCATGAGCGCTTCAATCGAGCCGCGCAGCGGTCTCAATTACGGCTGGGCGTTGGGCGAGCAGAACTGGAACGCAGGCATGGACGCCAATCTGCTGGCCATTGGCCGCTTTGCCTTTCACCCATCAGCAAAGAACCGCACTACCGCAGCGCCGCCGGCATCTCCGGCCGCGGGCGATACTTACATCGTTGCTGCCGGTGCCACAGGGGCATGGGCCGGCAAAGATGGCCAGGTCGCGGTGTGGGATGGCCTCAATGCCGCATGGGTATTCGGCGCGCCGCGGACTGGCTGGCGTTTCGTCATCGAGGCCGAATCCAAGATCACCACCTACATCGCGGGTGCCTGGACAGCTGGCGTTGCGGTGTAGTTGGAAAGAAGAGGGCGATCGACGCTGCGTTGGAGCGCGTCGCCGATCCCCGAGTACCACCGCGTGAACGGTGGAGTCAGGCAAGGCCCCCTGCCGCGACGTCGCAGCAGGTGAAGGCTAAGCCATCACGTTCATCGGAATTGAGAACCATGACTCCAATTGTTCCTTGGCCTGGCGGAAAGCGCCGGCTCGCAAAACACATCGTTCCGCTCATTGAAAAGTCGCCGCACCATTGTTACGTCGAACCGTTCGCCGGCGGCGCGGCCATCCTGTTCATGCGCACGCCGGCGCCGGTCGAGATCATCAACGACCTCAACGGCGAGCTGGTTCGCTTGTACCGCTGTGTGCGCCATCACCTGGACGAGCTCGTCAGGCAGTTTCGCTGGGCGCTGGTGAGCCGCGAGATGTTCAAGTGGACGCAGATGGAGCGCCCCGAAACGCTGACCGACATCCAGCGCGCGGCTCGGTTCTTCTACCTTCAGAAGCTCGCTTTTGGCGCCAAGGTCGCCGGCCAGACCTTCGGCACGGCTGCAACAGCCGGTCCGCGCCTGAACCTGCTTCGGATCGAGGAAGACTTGTCAGCCGCGCATCTGCGGCTCGCCCGCGTCACCATCGAGCATCTGCCGTGGCAGGATTGCATTACCCGCTACGATCGTCCCGAGACGCTGTTTTACTGTGACCCGCCGTACTTCGAGACGGAAGGATACGGACAGAGTTTCGACCTAGGGCAGCATGAGGCGCTCGCGACCGCAATGGCCGCGCTGCGCGGTCGAGCCGTCCTGTCGATCAATGATCATCCGACCATGCGGCGGGTCTATGGCGCCTTCCGCTCGCGGCGGCTGCGCACGACCTACACAATCGGCGGCAATGCCAGCCCGAAGCAGGCCAGCGAACTGCTGGTTACGACGTGGTAGCCTCGCTTCGGTGACCCATAAATGCCGCTTCCACGCGCCAATAAATGCCGATCAAACCAAACGTCGCGACCGATCAAACCAAGTGGCGCGTTACAGCATCGACGAACCAGGCCGCACGCTGGAGCGCGCGAACTTCATGGAGACCACCAGGGCCTTAAAAGCCGCCATCCATGGCCAAGAGCTCCGTGGCCTGACATTCCACAACAGCCGCTCCACATGAAGCGTATCGACGTCTTGAGGGCGCAATTGAACGGGCCCCGCGATGGTGCGCTGCTGCGCTATTCGCTCGGCACGACGTTGCTGGAAGCCGGCGACGCAGCGGAAGCGATGGTGCACCTGCGCGCGGCGCTCGATTTCGACACGGGCTATTCCGCGGCATGGAAGCAACTCGGGCACGCCTGCCAGCGCGCCGGTGATGCAC